CTGAGAAAATGAGTACAGGTGAGATTGAATATAAAGCGAAAATTATTGAGAGTAATGATAAAGGCTGGAAAGATGAGTTTGTCCTTGTTCTTATATCTGTTCCTATCCTTATACTGGGGTACTCTGTGTTCACTGACGATCCTGAGATTCGTAATAGATTAGATATATTTTTTGAATATTTTAAACAACTGCCTTATTGGTATCAAGCCATATTTATAGGAGTCGTTAGTGCTATTTATGGTCTTAAAGGTGCAGACATTATGCGTAAACCAAAGTGACCGAAGTAAGAGGTGAATGTAAGTGGTGTAATAGAGATATTGCAATGACTGAAGCGTTTATATCATTAAAAGATAACGAATACTCTTGTGTAAAATGTTATAAAAATTCAGGACATATGTTACCTTTTTGGGAAAAAAACAATAGGTTTAAAGATGAGAGACACAAAATCATTAGAAGAACACAAAAAAAAAGTAGAATATAAAGATAAAGAAATGGAGCTGTTTAAGCAGCTTAAAAAAGAAGTAGAAACTAATGGTTATGGTACTAGAGAATACGTAATAAAAAAAGGTATTAATAAAGGAAAGATTGCTAAATGAAAATTAGTGAAGATACATCTGTAAGTATGCCAATTAAAAATATGTTAGCAATAGTTGCTGGTGTAATTATGGGTGTATTTGGGTATACAGAAGTGACTGCAAGGTTAACCAGTTTAGAGACCTCAAGAGAATTATTTGAAAACGATTTACTTAAAAAAAGTTTACAAGTACCTACAGACCAAGAACAATTTATGTTAATTGAACAGTTGTATTTAGACGTAGAAAAATTAACTGAGAATCAAGAACAAAATATGACAAACAAAGTTAATATAGAATTTCTTAAAACACAGTTAGAAAAAGCTCTTAATGATATTGAACATCTTAAAGATAAAGTGAGAGCTAATGGTAATGGAGCTCATTAATGGAATTAGTTGTAGCTTTACTTATGATAATTAATGGAGAAATAAAAGAACATAGAATACAAATATCTATGTCTGATTGTCTTAAAGGTAAAAGACTTGCAATGCGTACTAACAAAAATAATAATATAATTTACCAGTGCATTAAGTCGATGGCTGAGCTCGAGTCAAACATAGATGGTAGTAAAAGTATTAAAAAACTTATATTAAATTAACTATAATCTCTCTCTATAATCATTTCAATAAAGTGTATTGCTTTAAGCAAATCATCTTTACCACCTTTGTCCTGGTGTCTAATTATATATTTGATTGCACATCCTTCAGGAAATAAAAGTTTGTTTTCTACTACAAATTTACTTGGTTGAATTTTATATTTTTGGTAGTGATTACCCTTAATCTGTTTGTTCCAAACTTTGCTCATTAAATGTTAACCTAAATTTACCTTTATGTTTATATTTTTTTCTTGGTTTAATCAACACTCTATGTTGATCTTCTCGTAATGTATATAGATCTAACTTCATGGCAGCAGTAAATTTTCTACAAGCCATTTCAGGATCTATTTCTGCATAATGACATATAGTTCTAAAGTCTACAGAATTACCTATAAGCCAATCAATAGCATTACGTTTATCTATAAGATAGTATTTATCTAAACCATCATACATAGCATCATGTATTGCTTGACTAATTACTGCTCTAAATAAATACCTCTCAGGACTTTTCATCTATAACTTCATATGTCATTCGCTGCTCTATTGTTTCAGTTTCCTGCCAATTTAAAGTTTTAGGATCTATAGCATTTAATATCTTTAATGCTTCTTCGTCTGACGTTGCATTAACAAATATTTCTGTATAAGCAGGTAGTATTACCCATCTTTTAAACTTATAAATCATATATTGTTTTTACGTCTACTTGCTTCTAATGTTCTAAATAGATCTATAATAAGACCTTCTTTATCACGTTTGTTTTCTAATGTTGATGATTTAACTTCTGCTTGAAACAATTCATCTATTGCAGTTTTATATGTATCACTTGCATAGTAAGATTGTTCTTTAGCAGATATACTTTTATCTTCTGTGTTACCAGTTATATGTAATGCTTTTTTTCGTTTAAGTAATCTATCAAGATACTTAACATTAGCATTAGCTTCTGCATTACTCTCATCTGTTTCAGATAAAAATGCTAACGCTTTTTCTAATCGTTGTTCAGTAATCATTTATTCTCCTTTAATTTGTACATATGCATCCAAATAAATCTCCACTTCCATCTTTCATTACATGAGCATTAATAGGATAATCATAATAAGTTGTTAAGTGTAACCTTAATATATCACAAAGATCAAAGCAATCTGTTTCTGCAAGAAGTTCAATTCCTTGTATCATTTCTTTTGTTATTGAAACTAAAGAATATAATTCATCATTTAATAATATTAGTTCCATAAATCCTTTCTATAAATAAAAAGGCACTACTACAGAGAAGAACCTTATTCTGTAGCAATGCCTAGTTTTCTAACTCGAGGGAGATAAGAAACTGTTAAAATGGTGGATCGTCTGATAGTATTTCTTCTACACTATTAGCTTTTGCATCTAATACTTTTCTTACCAGATTATCAATTTGTTGAAACTCTGATTCAGTTGGTATTTTGCCACCTGACATATAAGAACCTATAAGATTACTCATAGTCAATCTGTATTTTTCTGAAAATTGATCAGCTATATTTCTAACAGCTTGTACGCCACTAGAACTAACCATACTTGGTGCAGAACCAGAGTTATCTGATACTTCACTTAAGCATTCTATTCTACTTGCAGTTTGATATTGTTTGCCAGATTTACTTGTTCTTACTGGCTGTGCATCAATTTTTAGTCTTGCTCCCTTCGGCCATCTTGATGAGCCTAAAGCCTCACCATATATAGTCATATCACTACCATCGTCTTTGGTAACGTATACAGTAACCTGACCATCATCTTTCTCAAATGCTTTTTTAAATGAGCATTCAAATGTTTCATGTTCCATGTTTGTTCTCCTATTTATTTGTTTTATTATATTTCCAAATTTTTGCATTAGTTGTTATAGCCTATTTAAAAACATTTTGCCAAACGTTTTTTGCATATATTCTAGATGGTTCATTATCTGATTTACCCCATCTAAAGTTATCCATAGTCAATGGAAACATTTTAACTATGTCCTCTTTTGTTTCAGCAATATCCAAGATATGTTCTATATGTTTCATAGCTTGTATAATGGTCTCTAAATGACCCTCTCTGCCTTCCATATCCACGCTGTAAACGTCTTTGTACGAACAATACAGCAATGCAGTCGGTTTATTGAAAAGGTCTTTGTAAAGGGCTTGTTGACGCAAATCAGCGTCTTTTGGATACCATCTGCTATCAATAGCACCAGATTTAAGTCTTTTAATGTAAGCAGTAGCTTTAGTATCTATGATTACATCGTCAAACTCAAAGTCAGTTTTACCTACAACATCATATTTTAAGCCATATTTGTCACCAGGTATTTGCTTTTCATTCTGATAAGAAACAATTTTACCAAATTGTGGTAGTTCTTTAACAAACTGATTAGCAATAATACCAGACCAAAGGCATTCGTCATCTGACTCATCGCCTTCTAGTTTTAGGTATTCAGTTTTTGCGTAATCTATGATAGCTTCTTCATCAGTGATTTGGTTTTGCAAAGCATGTTCTGCTGCAGCTTCGGCAGTACTGCCCATTATCATTCTGGCATTTGCTTTGGATTCAAAATCATACAAGTTATTGATAATCCAATAGGGTGGACTGTCAATAAAACTATTAGTTTTTGAAGCACTATGTCTATATTCAATGTTCATGTTTATCTCCTTATGGTTAGTAATATTCAAAAGTATTGTAGTTCATCTTATAATGTATCTATAGATATATTAAAAGGTAAAAGAACTGTTGGTAATAGTAACGAATATAAAATATATAATTTATGTATTTTACTTTCTTGGCTATTGCACCCTACACAAGTGTATGGGTGTAAGAGCACTATTGCTCGTTTGCACAATTGTAATAAAAATAGAGTTTATAGACTTAATAATTTATACAATAAAAACAAAAAATTTAGATCTTTTGTTGATAATGCAATAGAAAATTATAAGATAACTTATGCGTCAGATTGAAAAACCTGAATTAATATCTACAATTTTAGACAAACGTAAAGTATGGTTAAATATACGTGAGTCTCGTTTAATGTATATGTTTCATAGAAAGCTCATATCTATTGAAGAATATGAAGCTGGATCTAGGTATCGTCTTATGTGTGAACTTCAAGGTGGTGGTACTGGTAATGTATTGAAAGAACGTATTGATGGTTCAAGCACAGACTTTATTACATCATCTCTTGGTGCTGCACTTGCAGTCAAAGATGTTGATGATGAGATAGGAACTAGATTATCTAAATTTATGAAGTTGTTTTGTCATTATAATTTTGGTATCATTGAGATAGCACATATGTTAAGTATGTCAGAACGCAGAGCATCTAACAACGTACATGAAGGACTATCTAGTTTAGC